GCGACGTGGGCATGCTGGATCCGATCAGCGTGTAGGCGCGCTGCTTGTCCAGGCGGAACATCTCGCCGAAGATGCAGTCGATGCAGCTGGTGTTCCAGGCGAACCACTTGATGAACGCGTCCGGGCTCATCTCGAACGTGTCGTACACCACCCAGCCGGGATCCTGGAGGACCAGGCCTTCCGGGGTCTGTACGAAGTTCTTGCGGGCCAGGGCAACGCCGACGTGGCCGCCGGAATCGTCGCCTTCCTTGCCGCCGGGGTCCAACCCCATGATCGAAGCGTCGTCGTCGTTCAGGCGAGGCAGTACGACGGGGGCGGGTCGCCCCTTGGTTGCGGGGGCGGCCTGAGGGGTCAGGCTGGGCACGCTTCAGTCCTCCAGGGGGTCGACGGTGACGACGAACGAGAACACCAGGAACGTTTCCGGGCGCTTCCCCGTCAGGCAGCGGGCAATGTCCTCCGCGTCCTCCCTGTCGGAAAGGGCGAAGATGTCCGCATTGTTGCTGCAACGGAGCAGGTAGCGTTCGGCCTGCTCAAGGGTGGGCGCTACGACGTGCAGAACACGTCGGGTGACGATGGGCACGGGAGTCTCCTCGGGTTGGTGTCTCTGCATGTATCTACACTAGCACTATCGGGCTGGGGCAAGCAAACGGCCCGACCCCCTGAGGAAGCCGGGCCGTTCGCGGGGCCTGGTCAGACTGTGCGCTTCGAGTCGGTGGCCAGGTAGTTGGCCCGCGCCTCGGCCTCCACCTGATCTAGTAGGAAGTCCAGGTTCTTGCAGCGCTCCCCGGGCTCCCCCTCCACCCGACAGTGCTCGTCGTTGCAGTTCTTGACGTGGATACGGTCGCGGGCGGTGATTCCGGTGGTCATGGGAGTCTCCTCGGTTCGGCGTCTCTTCGGGTAGGGGCAAGCACTGGCCCGATCTCTCCTGGAGACCGGGCCGTTCGCGGAGGTCTTACCGGTCCTGGTCGTACCAGGCAGCTCGGTCGGCCCGGGTCTCCATCCGGTTGAAGTACTCCTCCTCGGTCTCGCCGGGGAGCTGGTAGTCGGCGTCCTCAGCGGCGACCTTGAGCCAGAAGCCGTCACCGGTGTCCGGCTGGAACATGGTGACCTTCCACCCCTTGCGGGACAGCTCCCGCTCCATCCTGGCCATGCGGGATCCCACGGTTGCCCGCCGCACCTGGAGGCTGAACCTCTCGGCCCCCGTGGCAAGAACATAAACGATCTTGGAATCTCCGTTGCCCTCCCGGCTGACCTCGAAACCGCCGTACACCACCCCGTTGTTCCGGGTGGCGGGGAGGAAACCCAGGTTCATCAGGGCCTGTTCGACGTGCATGGGATCCACGGGGAGTCTCCTTGTTCTCGGTGTCTCTTGATATATCTACCCTAGCACACACATGGCGGCGGGGCAAGCAAACGGCCCGGCCTCCTTGAGGAAGCCGAGCCGGAGACGCTGGGTCAGTCGCGGTAGAAGAAGCCGCACCCGGGTTCCATGCAGGCATGCAGGGTGATGTCCTCGGGGTCGGTCTCCATGTCGTGGCCGTACTCCTCGCATGGGGTGCGGGCGATGTCCATGGAGTCAAGGAAGTCGAACATGAAGAGTCTCCTGTCTCGGTGTCTCTCGGGTGTATCTACCCTAGCACCTACAGCAAGGCTTTGACAACGCCCCACTTCAACGTCCTCATCGCCCGGTCCGTCTTCGTCGCCAGCAGTTCTCGCTTCCCCTCGTCCACCGTCTTCGGGCACACGTAGTCCAGGGCGGTGACCGGTCTGGTCTGTCCCAGCCGGTGCACCCGGCGGAGCGCCTGCTGGTTCCTGGACGGCTTCCAACTCTGCTCCACGAAGATCACCATGTCCGCAGCCGTGAGCGTCAGACCCTCGGAGATCGTCTCCAGCGACCCGACCAGCACATCCAGCTCACCCGCCTGGAAGGCGTCCACGAACCGCTTCCGGTCCCCCTTGGACGTCCGACCGTCGATCTGCTCGACCCGCTTGCCGACTTGCCTGGCCACCTCCGCGCAGGCGGACACCGTGTCCTGGTAGTGCGCGACGACCAGCGTGGGCCGGGACCGCTCCGTCAGGTCGTACCGCAGCTGCTCCAGCTTCCCGGACTCCTCTATGGTCCCGGTGAACAGGCCCAGTCCGGTGGCCATCTTGTCCAGCCGGACGTGCGCGGCGCCTTTGGACCAGGCGACCATCATGTTGCCGTCCATGTCGTAGGCCAGGGAGTCCTTCTTCATCTTCCGGTACTCGGCGGCCTGCCGCTTGGTCATGGGGGTGAGGACGGTCTGCATCTCCAGCGGGGGCAGGTCGGGCAGTACGTCGTCGCGGAGGCGCTGGATGTAGCGGTCTCCGAGGTTGTCCCGGAAGAACCGTTCGTAGTGCTCGCAGGGGTCCCAGGCGGGCCGCTGGAGGCATTCGGGGTAGCAGTGCAGGAGGTCGCCGATGTCCTTGGCGTGCTCGCTGCCGTGCTTGGACTGGGTGACGTTGAACCACTGGCCGACCCAACGCCAGTAGCTGCCGAGCTTCCGCCCGTTGCCGCAGAGTTCGGGGTACAGCAGTTGGAGCGGCGCGAACAGTTCGGGGGCGTAGTTGCTGATGGGGGTGCCGGAGGCCATGTAGAGGCGGTCTGCGTCGCGGGCGAGGATCTTGAGGGCTTCCACCCAGGTGGTCTTGCGGCCCTTCAAGAGCTGGGCTTCGTCGCAAATGATCGTGTCCCAGTGCTGTCGGTACTCCTCCCGGGGGATCGGTATGACCTTGGATCGGCTGGGGCCGCGCTTGTGCTCGCCTTTGGCGTTTCGGACGGGGATGAAGCCAGGCAGCAAGCGGCCTTCGGCGTCGAAGAGAACAGGGTCGGGCTGGTCGGGTGTCGATTCGTCTGCACGTACTCGTGCGGGGCCTTCTTTTATCTCCTCGTACAGGTAGGCGCCGGGGGTGGTTTCCCGGTGACAGAGGGAGGTGTAGGGGACGTAGGTGAACCGGCTGGGGTCGTCGGCCCACCGGTTGACCTCGTTGGCCCAGGTTCCGGAGTCCAGGATCATCGCGGGGGCGAGGATGAGGGTGCGGCCGACCGACGCTTCGATCAATTGCCTGGATTTACCGAGTCCGGGGTCATCTGCGAGATATGCCCGAGGTGTCCGTTTCAGGAATTCGACGCCGTCAGCCTGGTACGGCCGCAACGGGGGCTTGACCGGCGCTTCCATGAGGGCTGTCACTGCTGGTTCTCCTGGTCCGTACAACAGAAAGGCCCCGGCAGGGAGCTGGGCTCGACCTGCCGGGGCGGTTACCGGGCCGCCGCCCGGTGTCCGTCGCGCCCCCTGATAAGCGGTAGCGAGGGGGACCTATCAAGGGGCACCACGGAGTCTTCGAGTTGATCCCTTCTCCGAGACGGCCGGGCATCTCAGACCGGCCGCCAAGGAGATGCGGATCACCTCCAGGTCAGGGTGTTGCCACCGGTGCGGGCTGCTTGCTCCAGATTGCGTCCGTCATGAGGGCGATCACCTGACCTTTCGCTGTGTCTACTGTAGCAGTTCGGGTGGTCAGAGGCCTATCACTCGTGGAGGGCGAGAGTGTCATCCACGGCCAGCTTGAACCCCTGTGTAACCAGTGGGTCCGCGTAGGCATTGGTGTGGTGTCCGCAGAAAGTAAGAGGCAGGCCCTGTTGGGAGGTCCATGTCGTGTAGCCCTGAGCCCGGCACTTGTCGCACCGCTCATGCGCGTTGTGCTGCATAGCTACCTCCGATACAAAGCCTGCAACTGAAGCTGATCTTAGCGCCTGCAGGGGCGGCAGCCCAGTGTGAGCTGCCGCCCTTTTTGCTGGTCAGGCGCCCTGGTGCTCCTGGGCACCGGCAGCGCCCTTGATGGCGGCCTTCAGGACCGCGAGAGCGGCCGGTAACGCGGCCAGCGCGGCGGCCTTGGTGGAGCCGAGGCTCGTCAGGTTGGTGACGTCGGACAGCTCCAGACCCAGGAAGGCCTGGAGGTAGGTGGACAGGGTGCGGTCCGCGAGATCCGTCAGGAAGGCGCGGTTCAGGAACTTGCGCATGAGATTCCTCTCCGTTACACCACGGAGCTGACTACCAGCCCCGCTGTACAGGGATCCGCACGACGGTTCCCGGGAGGACGTCTGCGGCGTGGGGGTGGCCGTTGATGCGGGCGATCCGGTCGGCGTCCACGTTGGAGGGGGCGATCCACCCGCAGGCCCGCATGAGCAGCCGCAGGGGCAGCCCGGTGAAGACGGTGGCCTCCTGGTCGGGGATGTCGTCCTCGGGGCGCTGGATGGGCGGCGGGAAGGCCTCGGGCAGGTAGGTCTTGTAGGCGCCG